TTGAGCATAACAAAAACTGAGGGTGACATTATATACCATTGCTATAAGTGTAAGGCTAAGGGTGTAGCTAAGGGCAACCTATCAGCGCATGACATTCAACAGAGGTTGCACATGGTTCACCGTACTGAGTTACCGTTGGCTAGTCCACTAGAAGCAATGCCAGTGCCTGAGTATGTAGTTGAACCTAAACCTGAGCATGATTTACTACCTCCTTTCATTAAGAGGTGGGGACTAGAGGGTGTAGAACTCCTATATGATGTAAAGGATAAGCGGGCTGTGTTTCCGATCAGGCACAACTCTAAAATGATTGACGCTGTAGGTAGATCTTTAGATGGACTACTACCTAAGTGGTACAGATACACTGGTGCCGCACACGTTTATCTGGCGTGTCAAGGGCCATCTAATGGCAAAGTGGTCATTGTTGAGGATGTTATCAGTGCTAATACCATATGTAGTGTGTGGCAAAATGTTACAGGTCTAGCTATCTTAGGTACATCCCTAAACGCAATTCATATGGAGTACATACAAGATTTCACACATATAGTGTTAGCACTTGATCCAGATGCAACAGACAAGAACTTGGCGTATAGACGAGAGATAGCGTCCTGGACGGGTAGACACACTATTGCTATACGTTTACAGGACGATATAAAATATAAACTTGAGGCAGATATTACAACACTGGAAGGATTACTAAAGTGAGAAATACAAACAGAAAAGCAGTTAACTTAGGTAGCATTCACATGAATTGGCTTCTATATAACTCAAAGCCTAACTTTCAGAGGCAAGGAGAATTATGGGATGGGAAGAGGAAGTCATTGTTTATAGATTCCCTATTAAATGGCTTTCCCATTCCTAAAATCTATACTGAGGATTACGATGGAGTAGATAAAGACGGGTATAGGTATGGCGTGGTTGACGGGCAACAAAGATTAACTACACTCATAGAGTTTTTTAAAGGTAAGATAAATCTAAATAAAGACTTTAACTTTACCCCGTCCAGTGATGTGATTTTAACTGAAGAAGACTACCCGAAGGCAGGTCAGAGTTATCTACACTTTAGTGATCCATTAAAAGAATACTTCAAAAATATTGCTGTTGATATTGTATTTCTTGAACACTGGCCCATGCAAACCATCAGGGAATTATTTCGCAGGTTGAATAGTAATACACCTTTAACTGCCGCCGAGTACGAATACTCTTTCTTTAACCCAGTAAATAGCGTTGCAAAAGAAGTAGCTACCCACCCATTTTTTACTAATAAAGTTAAGTTTAGAGATAATAGATTTTCTCATTATTCTATGGCTCTGAAGTTATTAAAGTTAGAATACAAATATGTTGCAGAACAACAAGACATTAGTCCCATTCATGGTAAAGCAGAAATGCTTTCATTTATAGAAAAGGAGGATCATGTAGACGGGGCAAAGTTAGGTGTGGCTAGAGTAGAAGTTTTAAAGAGACTAACTAAACTAGAGAGCCTGTTTACTGATCAGGATATCCTTTTAAAAAGTAAATCTTCAGTTATAGTATATTATTTACTATTAAGAAAGTTAGACAAAGAATACGCGGCGCCTCTGTTAAGCATATCTGAAATATTAAAAGATACACTATACCGTTTTGAAAACTTACTCATAAAAGATAAAGAGGAAAGACTTAACTTTGATCTTATACGATATACACAGGATAGTTCACAAAGTGTTTTTGCTTCTAAAACCCTACTTAGTAGAGTAGGCATAATTACTAAGTACTTTCTTAGATGGAATGGAGATACGGTAAAGTTAAAAGATACAAAAAGAGTATTCACAGAGAATGAACGGCATTACATTTGGATTAAAGGTAATGGTGAATGCCAAGAATGTAATACTAAAATAAGTTTAGAGGAAATGGATGCAGACCATAGGGTAATGTGGTCACTTGGAGGCCAGACTACTTTAGATAATGCGAGGTGCCTATGCATAAAATGCAACAGAAGTAGGAAAGCAGCGTAATGCAGATAACATATGTAAAACACAGTGGTACAGATTTAGATGTAGTTAACGCTGCCCGTGTCTCATTTAAAAAGAAGAGTACGTGGAAGCCTTATGATGGAGAGAACTCTAATGAGTTTAGGTTGGAGGAGAGGGATTCTAAACTTATATATTACCTAGCTAGGAACAAACACTTCTCACCGTTTAACCATTGCTTCGCTACGTTTCACGTTAAGGCTCCCATATATGTTTCCAGGCAGTTACAAAAACATGAATACATGCCGTGGAATGAAGCCAGCAGAAGGTATGTAGACGATAATCCAGAGTTCTATGTACCACAATACTGGAGAAAGAAAGCTGAGGATAAAAAGCAGGGCAGTGGCGACAATATGGAGCTAACATTATTCCGAAAAAACTGTATTAATAACATAAGTAGCGGTGCTACAACTACCTACAGGGAACTTATTAAGGATGGTGTTGCCCCCGAAATGGCTAGGTCAATTCTACCTCAAAGTATGATGACGGAGTGGATATGGAGTGCCAGTTTAGGAGCCTTCTCTAAAATGTGTAACCTCCGATGTACGTTCAATACACAGGAAGAGACACGGATTGTTGCAGATAGTATTAGTACTATTTTAGAGGGGCTATTCCCTGTGTCTTGGAACGCACTAATGTCCCGTGAGGTCAAAGCTAGGCAAGCTATTGCTGAACTAGAAAAAAGAGAGAAGAAAGAAGCGGAGCTTAAAGAGTTCTGGTTAGATGGGAAAGAACATAATGACTGAGCTATCACTACTGAAGACCTTGATGGACAAGGACTTCTATGAGTTACATAAGGGTATACAATGCCCAGATAAAATATTTACGAAAGATGTAAGAAAGGTAAAACAAACATTAGACTATGCGATGGAGACCTATGGGCAAGGGCTAAGTCTGCCCGACCTAGAGGCATTGTTCTACACTACAAACAAAACACTAACTACCTCCAACCGAGAGCAGTACAAGAAGATATTTGCGCGGATAGCTACATCCCCTGCACTTAACAAGGATATTGCTACTGAAGTTATATCTAGGCTGTTTCAACAAGTGCTAGGAGAGGAGGTTGCTAACATAGGATACGCTTATGCCAATGGTACACAAAATAGCTTAGAGCCTTTACGTAGAATTGTGGAAGAATACAAAGATGACTTCACCCCTAACATACGGCTACAATTTGAGGATATGTCTCTTGAGTCTATCTTGGCTGATAACGAAGATGAAAGTAAATGGAAGTTTAATATACCCACCCTCAGGCGGCATGTAGAGGGCGTCAGTGGGGGTCACTTTATTGTGGTAGGTGCCAGACCTAACACAGGGAAGACCAGCTTCCACGCCTCTATGATAGCCGCTCCGCATGGCTTCGCTGCACAGGGTGCTAAGTGCCTAATTCTATGTAATGAGGAGGCAGCTAAGAAAGTAAGAAAGAGGTACGCTTGCGCCGGTACAGGTATGACCCAAGATGAGCAACAAGTAAACTTCGCTAAGGCTGCAATGCGATATAGTAAAGTACAAGACAACCTAGTAATGGTTGACGGTACAGCCAAAGATTTAACGTGGGTAGAGGCAGCTATTAAGGCAGTCAAGCCAGACATAGTTATTTTAGATATGGGAGATAAGTTTGCCCCTCGTACAAGTGACAAGACAGACATCTACCTGAGAGATGCTACAATACACGCCAGGAACTTAGCTAAACAATATGACTGTGCTATCTTTTGGTTGTCGCAGTTGAGTGCAGCGGCGGAAGGTCTAGCTACCCCCGACCAATCAATGTTAGAGGGATCAAAGACAGGCAAGGCAGCAGAAGCTGACCTCATGTTACTCATAGGTAAGACTAAAATTATGGAGGGTCATGGGCAAGACGACAGTGAGAGACACTTAAATGTAGCTAAGAATAAAATCAGTGGGTTTCATGGGCGTATTACTTGTAGGATATTGGCTGAGATAGCGCAGTATACTATATGAGGCTTGTGTTAGATGTGGAGAACACAGTTACTAAACGCAATGGTAAAACACATATGGACCCCTTTGAGCCTAATAACTTCTTGGTTCAAGTTGGTACTAAGAATGTAGATATACCTTCAGAACGGCACTTGCTGACGTTTGACCATGTAGAACAGACTGACCGTAGTGGTGCTAATGCTAGGTTGTTACAAACTATTCTAGACCAAACAACCCTATTGATAATGCACAACGCACAACACGATTTGATGTGGCTATGGGCGTCAGGCTTTAAGTATGATGGGGAAATCTATGATACGATGTTAGCTGAGTACATCTTACAGCGAGGACAGAAACAGCCATTAAGTTTACTGGCTTGTGCTGAACGGAGAAACCTGTCATTTCAGAAGGATGACACATTAAAGAAATACTTTAAGGAAGGATATAACACTAATGAAATACCCCTCGAAGAGCTTACTCATTATCTTGGTTGCGACATTGACACTACTGCCGAGCTGTTCCTTGCTACTCTTACCGAAGGCTTCGCCAGAAGCGAGTCAAACGGAATGGATAGGGTCAGGGACATTACCTTTAGAGTCTGTAAAACCCTCACCCGAATGTATATGCAGGGAATCAGGGTGGATCGACTCGCCCTTGAAGTAGTACGTAAAGAGTTTGAAGACGAAAGGGCTAACATAGAAGCAAGGTTATTCAAACAGATTAGACACCTGATGGGGGACACCCCCGTCAATCTTAATAGCCCTGAGCAAGTGAGCCAAGTTATCTTTAGCAGGGCTGTCACAGATAAGAAGGAATGGGTTGGCCTATTTGAGTTTACGCGCAACGCCGCCCAGTTTAAAGATGCAATACACGCCAACAGTGTAGTATTGCAGAAGACTACTGCATTCTCTTGCCCTACCTGTAATGGGGTAGGCAGTCAGTTTAAAAAGAAGAAGGATGGCTCTGATTTTAAGAAGGCAACAAAGTGTAAGGATTGTTTATCTAGAGGATATCAACTTAGGAAGCGCTCAGAGAGGGCTGGGCTAGGCTTTAACCCCCTAGATAAATCCTGGGTTAGTGCAAATGGTTTTAGTACGGGTAAGGGCAACTTAGATATACTAATAGCAACAGCTAAGACTAGGCGTATGACAGAGGCGTTAGACTTTCTGACGGATGTTAAGCGCCTATCCGCTGTATCCTCCTATCTATCCTCGTTCGTCGAGGGCATTAGCAACTATACAAAAGAAGATGGTATGCTACACGTTAGCTTAACTCAACACATTACATCTACTGGTAGGTTTAGTGGGCGTAGCCCTAATATGCAGAACATGCCGAGGGGTAACACATTTCCGGTGAAGAAAGTGTTTGTATCTCGTTGGGAAGGAGGCTGGATATTAGAGGCTGACTTTGCTCAGCTAGAGTTTAGAGTTGCAGCATATTTGTCACAGGATGCTGTAGCCATGAAAGAAATAGACACAGGGTTTGATGTACATTCTTATACAGCTAGAGTCATATCTGATGCAGGGCAACCTACAACCCGTCAAGTAGCTAAAGGACATACATTTGCCCCATTATTTGGGGCTAGTGGCTATGGGCGCAGCAAGGCGGAAGCTGCATACT